GGTATACTTCGGGTCCCCGGCAGAGGCTCCAGCCAGGGGGGGCCATTGTCGTTGTTATGACCCGGTGGTCTTTGAAGGATCTTACGGCAAAGGTTTTAAAGGCGCAGGGTTATGATGAACATGCGGACAAGTGGGAGGTTGTAGAGTTTCCTGCGATCATGCCTTCGGGCAAAGCTTGTTGGCCTGAGTTTTGGAAGAAGGAAGAACTGGAAGGGGTCCGCGCTTCACTGTCCGTTCCCAAGTGGAATGCTCAGTGGCAGCAGAATCCAACTTCTGAAGACGGCGCGATACTGAAGCGCGAGTGGTGGAACATTTGGGAAGAGGACGAGGTTCCGCAATTGGAGTATGTCATACAGAGTTATGACACGGCTTTCAGTAAGAAGGAGACTTCTGACTTCTCTGCAATAACGACGTGGGGTGTTTTTCATCCGAAGGAAGAGGGTCCTCCCAACCTGATACTTTTGGATGCGAAGAAGGGGCGTTGGGACTTTCCGGAATTGAAGAGCGAGGCTTTGGAGCTTTATAGGTACTGGGACCCCGAGACGGTAATTATTGAGGCGAAGGCATCTGGAATGCCGCTGACACAGGAATTGCGTCAGTTAGGTATACCTGTTGTAAACTTTACACCGAGTAAGGGAAACGATAAGGTAAGTAGGGTTCATTCTGTTTCGCCTCTTTTTGAGAGCGGGATGATATGGGCTCCAGACGAACGTTGGGCGGACGAGGTCATGGATGAATGTGCCGCATTTCCTTTTGGCGAGCATGACGACCTTGTCGATAGCACCACGCAAGCCTTGATGCGTTATCGCCAGGGTAACTTTGTACAACTTCCGAGTGACGACTGGATAGACTCTGCGCCATCCGTTCGTCTTCGCAGTTACTATGGGTAGGGTTTTACATGATAGATGAGGCGTTTGAGGAACAACCTGCGGGGCAGGAGCCGTCTCCCGGCCTGGAGGCGTTTCTTGCAGATATAGATAGACAAGCCCGCACTCCCCCTACTGGTGTTCCGCCCGGAATCGGGCCGGGAGATAACCAGCCACCTATAGATCCAGAAGAATGGAGTAAGGAGTACGAAGACCTCCATGAAATAGCGCCGGATATTCGCGACTTTGAAGCGGGTAACAGGTTTTTTAATCCCGAAGCAAGTTTCTGGGACTATGTAACGGCTCCTGTTGAGACTTTTATTAGTCTCGGTAGCAGGGCGTTGTCGGGCGGAATTATTGGTTTGGATCCTCAATTCGGCAAGGATGTCTTTGGTATTAAAGGACAGACGGATCTCAGTCATGCGGCATCCGGGATCTACGGCCCTCAAAACCCTGGTTTGCAAGTTGACATAGGACCGCCTACATCAAGTCTTGGATTAATAGGTTCCGCTGTTCCGGACGTAATGACGATTGATTTAAGCCCCTCTAGTCCAATAAGTGCTCATACGACATTTAGCCCGCAGGGTACAGTAGGTTCTGCCGTGTCGGGTGCTATGTCGAAGGCAGAAGCTCTTGCAAGCGGGCAGAAATCTTTTGCACAGGGCGGACTAGCGTCCCTGCCCCAAATTTCGCATAGCGGCTTATATAGAGCCATGGGCCGTGGCTAAGAAACCGGTAATCCCGAAGTTATATGTTCCGAAGAAGAAGCGGAACCCCTTCGCGGTGGGCTTTTGGATCGTCGTTGCGATTATTGTAGCATCTCTTTTTATAGCTTCCTGTAGGTTGCGGTTTCCTCTTGAAACGGGGATCTAGCCATGGCGGACGACGATCCACGGCCCACGGACCCTTCTGTTTTAGAAAAAGGCCTTATGGCTGCGGACATTGGTTCGCGGGTAGCGGACGAACTACGGTCTTTAAAGCAACCTCCTGGTCAACAACTTGTACCGAAAGAGAAGCCTTCCGCGAAGGGGCAGATGTTCCGTGGCATTGGGAGCCTAATGCGTGGGCGGATAAGCCCGATTGTCACTGCGGCGCAACTTTTCTGGAATGAGATACCGGAATCCGTCAAGGACGACGCCGGGGCTATGGTCGATTGGTTGCGTGAAAACAAGATGCGGGACTTGGTTGGTCTGGATAAACCTGGGACTTGGACAGGCTTTCTGGATAACACTGGGATTGAGTACTTCAAGCGGGCTTTGATGCCCACGGCCCAAGAACCAAAAGGGATTATGTCACTGCCCTACATGTTACAGAGTGGAGAATACGCTTCGGAGACACTAGGCGACAGAGTTAGAGTGCGTCATGGCACTCCTTCTCCCAAAATTGAGGGAGAAAGGTTTGATATAGGTGAGTTTAGTTTGAAAGAGAAACCTACTGGTCAGGGTGCCGCAATGAAAGGTTCGGGGCTGTATTCTGCACAGGCACTAGGCGTTGCCGAAGATTATTTCGACAAGGAGCCCAGAGGGCGCGTTCTTCTTAACAATAAACTTCTGCCGAAATCTTTCAACATCCCGACTATGACAGAACTGACAAATGAAAAAGTTATGAGTTCGCAGCGGGAGAAAGCAGAGAAATTTGCCAAGGACTTTGGCGTGGACGTGGAAGACGTAAATATCCTTGCGGGTATCTTGGAACGGCTTGAAGGAGAAAAAGAGTCTTATGGGGATACGAACGATCATCTTGACTCCCTCGCGGAGGTTACGAGAAGGGATATTTTGCGGGATACGGAGAGCGCAAGGAAAGCCAGGGAGTTTGTTGAAGATCACCGTAGCGCCATTCGGAGAGACTTAAACAACTTCTACTCTAAGATGGACGCTAATTCGAGTGCCGTATTGACGGATACACTTAACGCGCAAGAAAAATATGCAGAGGATCTTGAGAGGAAAGTAGAAGACGATACCCGGCTCCTTGAGGTGGTTAATAAGTATAACTTGAAGGGGACCCCTGGTGCTCTTGTTGAGTTTGCCTACCACCCAGACGACTGGAAGAACATGATTGACCTCGACATGAAGCTATCGGATCAACCAGAGGTTTTAAAGAAAGTCTTACAAATACCTTTAATCAAAAAGAATATGACTTATTTTACTCAGGGGTACTTAAAGTTTCTGAACTACCCTGACGGATTAGAAAAATTAAAAGAGTTCACGGGACAACAACTGTCCGAAACACTTTTGAAACAACTAAAAACAAGTAAGGTCTCTGAAAGGCAGGCCAAGATAATACTTGCAAAGGAATTTGCAGATGCGGGTATCCCAGGAAACAAGTTCTTCGACCAACGGAGCCGCCGTGCAAGTATTCCTTCTGAACCGGAAGAGGACACGCGGACCAAGAACGCCGTTGTCTGGGATCAGAAAGCCATGGACCGTGCAACGAAGCCCGTTATTCTTGAAGGAGGTCTTCCTCCAAGAAGCAAAGCGGATGGCGGTCTTGTAGACAAACCTTTATATGATCAACCAAGAATGGTAGGTTGAGACGCCGGTAATAGGAGATATTAACATGAATATGATGGGATTTCGCCCAGTTGGATACCAGCAAGGTGGACCAGTTGCACCGGGTCAGGGCCGGAATGCAGCACAAGAAGGTGTTCAGCTTCTTGTCAATGAATTAGTTTCTGTAATGCGTGATGGAACTCCGTCCGATGTCCGTGGCTACGTCAACATGAACCGCCCCTCTCTTGAAGCTATTGCCGGTATGGATATCGGCCCTGCAAATATTGTTCGGAACGTGCTTTCTCAGTTTCCACTTGAAAGCCCTCCAAGGGAGCAGATGCCGCAGGAGCAGCAGATGCCGCCGATGCCGGACCTCGGTCCTGGCTTTGATCCGCAGACAGGGGACTTCTTTCCTCCTCAAAGAGCGTATGGCGGCATTATGTCGTTGAGGCGATAACCATGGCTCGTAACCCGTTACCTCGCAGCAACTTTGGGACAAGCGCCCTTGTAGAGCGCCGGGATGGGCTACCTCAAGTGGAGTTGGACTTGGAGGATGCTCAAGGTGTTGAGATCACTGTAGAGGACGAGGCTCTGGTCGATGATCCGGAACTCAAGATTGAGTTTGAGGAGGACGGCGGCGTCGTTATTGACTTTGACCCGGTCATGTCGGCTCCTGATACGGGCGACTTCTATGCAAACCTTGTAGACAACTTGGATGATTCCGTTGTTGCAAGGATTTCGTCTCAACTTGTAGAAGACTACGAGGCAAACAAGGAAGGCCGCAAGGATTGGGAAGACGCCTATCGCACCGGCCTTGAGTTGCTTGGTTTCCAGTACGAAGAGCGGTCAGAACCTTTCCGTGGTGCGACGGGCGTTACGCATCCACTTCTTGCCGAGGCTGTTACCCAATTTCAAGCGCAGGCTTTCGGTGAATTGTTACCTGCCGGTGGTCCGGTACGAACGGAGATTATAGGTAAGGTCACTCAAGAGAAGGAAGATCAAGCCACTCGCGTTCGCCACTTCATGAATTACCAGATTACTTCGGTGATGAAAGAGTACACCCCTGAGTTCGATCAGATGCTCTTCTACCTACCGCTATCTGGGTCTACGTTTAAGAAAGTATATTACGACGAGTTTCTTGGCAGGGCGGTCAGTAAGTTTGTCCCAGCGGAGCAGTTGATTGTTCCGTACATTGCGACAGACCTGGAGACGGCTGAGAACGTCACGCACATAATCCAAGTTACTGAGAACGAACTACGTAAGAAACAGCTTGCTGGTTTCTATGCCGACGTGGAAGTTTCGCCGTCGCAGTCGGAACCCTCTGAAGTCCGTGAAGAGATGGACGATATTACGGGTGTAGAGCCGACGATTGTGGACAAGGAGATAACGCTCCTTGAGTGTCACGTCGATTTAGATCTCGACGGTTACGAGGACATGGGCGAAGACGGGGAGCCAACGGGTATCAAGCTTCCGTACATTGTAACCGTGTCCGAGGACAGTGGTGCGGTGCTCAGTGTTCGTAGGAATTACACGAAAGACGATCCAAACTACAAAAAGAACCAGTATTTCGTACACTTCAAGTTTTTGCCTGGGTTTGGGTTCTATGGCCTTGGCTTAATTCACATGATTGGTGGTTTGAGCCGCACGGCTACCGCCGCGTTGCGTCAGCTTATCGACGCGGGGACCCTCTCGAATCTACCGGCAGGCTTTAAGGCGCGAGGCTTGCGGATACGAAATGACGACGATCCGCTATCTCCGGGTGAATTCCGTGATGTAGACGCACCTGGAGGTGCCATTCGCGATTCATTGATGCTTTTGCCGTACAAAGGTGCCGATCAGACGTTGTTCCAGTTGATGGGTTTCTGTGTAGAGGCTGGTCAGCGGTTTGCGGCGGTATCCAACCTGCAAGTTGGAGATGGAAACCAGCAAGCGGCGGTTGGAACAACCATTGCTATGCTTGAGCAGGGCGCGAAGGTCATGTCGGCCATCCATAAGCGCCTGTTCTACGCTCAGAAAGAAGAGTTTTCGCTGCTTGCCAAGGTCTTTGGTCAATATTTACCGCAAGAGTACCCCTATGACGTTGTCGGTGGGGAGCGCACGGTAAAGGCCGAGGACTTTGACGACAGAGTCGATGTCATACCTGTGGCAGATCCCAACATTTTCTCTATGGCACAACGGGTGACGCTGGCTCAGACGGAGCTTCAACTGGCTCAGTCGGCTCCTGATATGCACAATATGCACGAAGCATATCGTAGAATGTACCACGCGGTGGGCGTCAAGGACGTTGACGCGATATTGAAGCCCGAGGGGAAGGACGATCCTACCCCCAAAGACCCCGCAACAGAAAATTCAGAGGCTTTGGACAGTTTGCCACTGGTGGCATTCCAAGGACAAAACCACGACGCGCATATTATGGCGCATTTGGTCTTTGGTTCGTCCGGCATGGTTGCTCAAATACCCTCTGTAGCCATGGCTTTACAGAAGCATGTCATGGAACACGTATCAATTAAGGCTAGGGAGCAAGTCCTTGCAGAAGTTTCTCAACAATTTCAAGGTCAAGAGCCACCTCCAGAGGTTTTACAGCAAATGGAAGGCCGCGTGGCGGCTCTTATCGCAGAAGGTATGCAGCAAGTTAAGCAAATGAGTGCTCAAATTAGCGGTGCAGGGCAACCGGATCCGTTAATTGCCTTGAAAGAGCAGGATTTACAGCTTAGAGCACAGCAAGATGCTGCGGAAAACGCTTTGGATCAGCAAAGATTGCAGCTTGATCAACAAAAAGCGGCTCAAAACTCAGAAAATAGCCAAGATAGGATACAGGCAACTAAAGATATAGCCGCCGCTCGTATTTTGGCTGCAAGAGAACGTGAAATATTGAAACAACAAGGATAATTGTTATGGCAAAGTCAGAAAAAGGCGTTCGCGACGGACAAGTCATCGAAGATCAGGGGTTTGTTCCATACAACCCCCCGGTAGAAGAGCCCACGCCTAACGTTTCAAAGGCATCCGTTTCCAAAGGTAAGAATCGTGGAATGGGAGAGGCAATCCGGGGTGGTAGTTACAAATACTGTTAGGTTTTCTGATGTCTCAGAAAAAACTCCAGAAAGACAGCAACCACAACGACCTGGACGTGGACGGCGATGGCATTGTTTCTGATCAAGAGCTTGCGTTAGCAGAAGTTCGTGATCAGCATGAGAAAGCGGATGCCCAGCGACGAATGGCCTGGGTGGCGATGATCTCTATGATTGGATTTACGTTGATGGTCTTTTTGCCAATCTTTCCAGATGGCCGAATCAAGGCCCTATCGGATCTGTTTGGGCTTTTTTATATCGGACAAGCTGGCGTGGTGGGAGCATACATGGGCATGACCGCGTACATGTCCAATAGCGGGAAACGCTAATGGACCCGTTAACCATAGCCGCTGCAATAGCCGCAACGAAAACACTGGTTAAAAGTGCGCGTGGGGTTCAAGAAATTGTCCACGGGATTGATGGCGTCTTCCACGCACAAGACGAGCACGAAAAAAACAAAAGTCACAAACCGGGCAGTTCTATAGGCGAGAAGAATAAATCGATCTTGCAAAAACGCGCCAAGGATGATGGTGGTGATGACAGCATCAGTTCGGCGGCTGCGGCTGTTATTGAGAAAAAACAATTGGATCAGCAGATTGCTGATTTAAGAGATGAAATTAATCGCAAGTGGCCCAGCGCCCCTGGAGAAAAAAGCACCTGGGATCAAATTTTGGCTGAACGCGAAAAGCGCGTCGCAGATAAGAAAGAACGCGCACGGCAAGAGAAGATACTAGCTGAAGAACGCGCAGAGAAACGAAAAGCAATTCTGATTGAGGTCGCTAAAGGCTTGGCTGTTGCAGCCATTGCCGGTGGCATTGTTTGGTTCCTGTGGTGGGCCGCGACATATGGACCGGCGGTGAGGTAGTCATGGAGCTTGGAGCGAGCCACGCGATACAGGGGATTATGGTTCTAGCTACCGTGGCCGGTGGTTATGCCGTGGTAAAAAGTAATTTGAGCCGCGTTATGCAGGATCTTGAAGATCATATTAAGAGCGCGGAGGATAACCGGGAAAAGTTTGACGCTAGGTTGGACAACGCGGAGCAAGAACGCGGAAAAATTGTAAATCAAGTGATGACGCTCAAAGGGATTAACTCCCCGACAGAACTCAAACTTTTGCATCGAGAACTTGAGGGACTTCAAAAAGATGTACAGTGGCTCACGAAACAGCTAGACCAACTCTCTCACGCTCACAACGGTAAGCATCCACCCGTGGAGAACAAATAATGGAACCAAAAGACCTTATAACCGTAGCTCCTGGTGGCGTAGCCGTAGCGGCTTCCTGGCTAGGACTTGTAGAGTCGGGCCTGTCTATATTGCTACTGCTTGCCAGTTTGGGATTTCTAGCGTGGAGGTGGCGACAAGCAATGAGAGACAAACAAAGCGGTATACTTAATGGAGATGGGTAATGGTTCCCCGTGCGGTGGTTCTTCTAACTTTACTGTTACCGGCCTGCCAATCTACTAATTCTTTGTCTACCGTCGAAATACGTCAGCAAGAACATCAGCTTGTTGTGAGTGAATCATCTATACAGGAAGTTTCATCCGTCCCAAGTTGCGCCAAGAAGGATCTTATGACTAAGTTCTTGGCAAAAACCTTTAACGAAAGGCCTCTTCTCAAAGGAACTTCGACGGATGGATCTATTCTTACGATTTACGCTGGACCAAATGGGGCGTGGACTCTCACTAAGATCGTTAATGACATTACCTGTATTGTAGCCGCCGGAACTGACTTGAAGGTTCTGAGGTCGGAGAAAGGACCGGTAATATAATGATATCCTTGTTAGGCAGTCTTTTAGGTTTCGGAACCTCTATAATCCCAGAAGTCATAGGCATATTTAAGCAGAAGCAGGCGGACGCGCATCAGATAAAGATGCTTGAGGCGAAAGCCAAGTATGCAGATCAGATATCCAAGCTCAAAGTTGCAGAATTAGACGCTCAGGCTGAAATTGAAGAGACGAAGGGACTGTATGAGCATGATAAGTCTATTGACGCTGGAGGTTTTATCAACGGGTTGCGCGGTAGCGTCCGTCCTGTTGTCACTTACCTTTTCCTCTTAGCCTACTTAACGACAAAAGGAGTCATGATCTATGCTATGATTGCCATCCAGGATTTAGATTGGACGGTAGCCATCGACATGGCTTGGCGTGAAGAAACAGATGGCGTAATATTCAGTGCTATAATTAGTTTTTGGTTTGGAAATCGGGCGATGTCTAAGGCCCGTGCGTGGCAACAGGACAAGAAGAACTGACATGGCGAAATTATGTCCGAGAGGTAAAGCTGCCGCGAAACGTAAGTTTGACGTTTATCCAAGTGCCTATGCCAACATGTACGCTAGTGCGGTGTGTAGTGGAAAGGTAACGCCTGGGGGGAAGAAAAAGAAGAAAACCAAGGCGTCGAAAAAGCGTCGTTCTGCGGGGCCTCGTAGGCGACGACCATGAGTTTACGCAAATGGGTCCGTGAGCAGTGGGTGGATATAGGTGCGCCTAAGAAAGACGGTAAGTACCAGCCGTGCGGTAGGAAAAAGTCCAAGGGCAGTAAACGGAAATACCCAAAATGCGTTCCTATTGCAAAGGCGCGTCAGATGTCTAAGGGCGAAAAGGCCAGCGCGGTAAAGCGCAAGAGGGCGGTCAGTAACAAAGGACCAAGACCAACGAACGTGGCGACATTCGCTAAAAAGAAATCTGGAAAATCAAAGAGAGGTTAATTATGGCTAAGAGAACTAAAGGATATGCAAAAGGTGGCGCGGCCAAGAAGATGATGGGCGGTGGCATGATGCGGAAACGCACGAAGTCTATGGCTAAAGGCGGTGCGGTTAAGGCCAAGAAGATGATGGGTGGTGGCATGATGCGGAAACGCACGAAGTCTATGGCTAAAGGTGGTGCGGTCAGACGACGGAAGTAGATGGCCTATTTGATAAGTAACGTACCGCACTTTAAATGCTGGGTACGCAAAGAATTTACGTGTAATCACACGCAATATCATGGTGAATTTATTCATGCTATGGCTTTTGCCGTAAACACCATTCCGGACAGATCCCTGAGTTTTCAGGTTGTGTTTACGGGATGCGAAATAGACTGTGAAGATGGACCTGAAGAGAATGTCCACGGAGGTGCTATGTGGGCTAGAATGCCCCTTCAAGCTCTTGTTGCAGACATACCTTTGGAAGAATGGCCGGAACCCATGCAAGACCATTTATGCCAACCATGGGATTGTGAGTCTAGAACACACAGTGTGATAGTAATGGACAGAGTAAGTTCATCCCCCTGGCTTTGTAAGATAGACAATGAGTTCTATCCAGGAAGGTATTTGTTCACTGTCGATTACACCGATAGCGACATATCGGATGACCCTGCACAACATAAGCAGTCGCATGTTATCTATCTAACAGATGCGGGACCGTGGACCGGTAACATTGTTGCGTTACCCAACAACAGGGTTCGCGCAACCAGCCCCGCCCTGTGGCGGACCGGTGAAGGAGCCCCAGACTTCATGCCGTCTCAGTGGACGCATTCTGCGGAATCTCATGAGTCGTACCTAGATCCTGCTATAACTTTCAATAATCTTTACTCTGAGGGTGAGTAGAATGGCTAGAAAGAAAGAAAACCCTATACGAAAGACCACTAAAGGTAAGGGCGCGAACTACCGGCCTACTAAGTCTGGAGCCGGTATGACTAAAAAAGGCGTCGCGGCATATCGTAGAGCAAATCCGGGTTCAAAGTTAAAAACGGCGGTTACGGGGAAAGTCAAGAAAGGCAGTGCCGCAGCGAAACGCCGTAAGAGCTATTGCGCCAGATCACTAGGTCAACTCAAGAAATCTTCTGCTAAGACCAGGAATAACCCAAACTCTCGTATCAGGCAGGCTCGTCGCAGGTGGAAGTGCTAATGGACGGAGTTCTTTTAGCTGAACATTTGTTCAAGGTCATTCAAGAAAGGCGCTCAAGGGTTTCTGAAATGATGACTGATGGTGTGGTCAAGGATTTCTACGAGTACAAACAACTTGTTGGCAACGTAGAATCTTTAGATTATATAGGTCAGGAGTTGAGAGAAATCCTAGAAAAGGCGGATTCATGATGGAAAAATCTGAGATTACCGACAACTTGGTCTCTTTGAGTGATGCTTACGTTAACATTGAAGAAAAGGTTCTTGATCCGGAAAAGATAGACAGGAGCGTTTTAGATAGGATGCCCTCCCCTACCGGGTGGCGTCTTCTTATTCTTCCCTACAGAGGAAAGGGGAAGACCGAGGGTGGGATCTATCTTCCAGACGCCGTAGTGGACCGAGAGGCGGTGGCTACGGTATGCGGTTTTGTTCTGAGAACAGGGCCTTTGGCCTATGATGACAAATCTAAATTTCCAAGTGGAGCGTGGTGTAAAGAAAAAGACTGGGTTCTGTTTGGCCGGTATGCGGGTTCTCGTTTTAAGATAGACGGTGGCGAGGTTCGTATTCTTAACGACGATGAAGTAATCGCTGTAATACAGGATCCTGAAGACATCCTGCACATTTAGGAGAAGACAATGGCCGAGAGTAATGAAGACCTTATCGTGGATATTCCTAACGAAGGGGAAGAGGTCACGGTAGAACTGGAGGAAGCCCCTTCCGAGGAACTCCAGGCGAATCAAGAAGATTCAGAAGAGCATGAAGTTTATAGCAAGAAGGTAAAGAAGCGGATTGATAAGCTCACGCACAAAGTTCGCGAAGCGGAGCGCCAGCAGAAAGCCGCCATAGACTATGCACAGAACATTCAGGCAGAGAACGCGCAACTCAAAAGCCGCGTTCAGAGTTTGGATAAGGGTTACGTCGAAGAGTACGGAGACCGAATTGCAACTCAGGCAGAGTCCATAGAGAAGGACTTAGAGACCGCAATTGCTACCAACGACACATCCGCACAGGTTGAGTTGAACAAGAAGTTAGCGCGTCTTGCTATTGAAGAAGAGCGCGTTGCAGCGGCCAAGCAGCAACAGGCCCAGTATCAACAACCGCAGCAGGCGGCTTCTCCTCAACCCGCTTCAGTTCCCAATCGCCCTGATCCTAAAGCTGAAGCTTGGGCGGAAAGAAACGAATGGTTTGGAAGTGACGAGGCCATGACTTTTGCGGCTTTTGGAATTCACAAGAAGATTGTGGAGGAAGAAGGCTTTGACACGGAGTCTCCAGAGTACTACTCTGAACTAGACAGGAGGATAAAAGAAGCCTTCCCACATAAGTTTAGTGGAAGCTCTGGTTCCTCTTCAGATACGCGAAGGCCCCAACAGGCTGTAGCATCTGCCACTCGTTCCAGTAGCACTGGACGCAAAACCCAAGTGAGGTTAACTCCTAGCGAAGTTACAATCGCTAATAAGTTGGGAGTTCCTCTAAATGAGTACGCGAAACACAAAACGCTAGGAGCAGGATGATGTCCGACAAACAGTTAGATAGAACTCCTCGCGCATCTAAGACCCGTTCGGTTAAACCCAGACGGCAACCTTGGAAACCACCATCCTTATTGGATGCACCTCCTCCGCCAGAAGGCTACGTTCACCGCTGGATTCGTGCAGAGGTTCGGGGTTTTGATGACCGCAAAAACTTGTCGGCTCGTATTCGAGAAGGCTGGGAACTTGTGCGGAAAGATGAATACCCGGATTTTGAAGCTCCAACGGTTGATAGTGGAAGCTATGAAGGTGTTTTTGGCGTTGGTGGATTGTTGTTGGCTCGTATTCCAGCAGAGATCGTAGAAGAGCGTCGTGAATATTTTGAGCGAATGAACTCAGATGCTATGACGGCGGTTGACAATGATCTCATGAAGGAAAACCAACATCATTCGATGGCACTCCAGAAGCCGGAGCGTCAGTCGCGTGTTACATTTGGAGGACCTAAGAACACTTAGGTTTTGTTTAACTTGCTATGTAGAGGAGTATAGAACATGGCAAATGCTAATGGAGCATTCGGTTTGCGGCCTATCGCTAAAGTAGGCCAAAACTCAAACTCCACTGGTGTTTCGGGCTATACCCAATATGAAATTGCAAGCGGTAACAGCAATGTTATCTACCAAGGCAGTCCTGTCATTCCCCTTTCTACAGGGTACATTGACATTGTGGGCGCTGCGGCAGGTGGTACTGTTGGTCTCGTTGGCGCTTTCATGGGTTGCGAGTATGTTTCTAGTACGACAGGAAAGCCTGTCTTCAGTAACTACTGGCCTGGATCCGGTGCGGATAGTAATCACCCCGTTAAGGCACTTGTTGCTGATGATCCCATGCAATTGTTTGCAATTGCTACGGATGCATCCATCACCAACAAGGCTACAGCAAGGGCGGCAGTCTTTGCGAACGCCAATTTCTCTAGTGGTACAAGCGGAAGCACTACCACGGGAATGTCTTCGGCTGCGTTGGGGGTAAGCACGATCAACACCACCGCTAACTTGAACCTTCGTATCATGGGTTGGCAAGAAGACCCTGGTAATGAGGACTTTGCAGCGGCAGGTATTCCAATGATTGTGCGGTTGAACAACAGCTTCAATAGCCCGAATGGTGCTATTGCAGGCGGCACTGTTTCAACTACTGGCGTATAGGAGGGTTGATTAATGGCTATTAGTAGAGCACAACTTGTAAAAGAGTTGGAACCCGGCCTAAACGCACTGTTTGGCTTGGAATACGATCAGTATGATCGTGAACATGAGCAAATCTTCACTATGGAGACTTCGGATCGCGCCTTTGAAGAAGAGGTGATGCTTTCCGGGTTTGGCACCGCGCCAACGAAGTCGGAGGGTTCGGCAGTATCGTTTGACGATGCTCAAGAAGTCTACACGGCTCGTTACACCATGGAGACGATTGCTTTGGCGTTCTCAATCACAGAGGAAGCCATTGAAGACAACTTGTATGACCGGCTTGCTAGTCGTTATACAAGGGCTCTTGCCCGTAGCATGAGTCAAACGAAACAGGTTAAGGCTGCATCAGTTCTTAACAATGCGTTTGATAGCACGGTTACTGGTGGGGATGGAAAAGAGCTTTGCGCTACGGACCATCCTCTGGCTAATGGAAGCACTTTCCGTAACGAACTCTCCACCGCAGCAGATCTCAATGAGACCAGCCTTGAGCAGTCCCTCATTGACATTGCAGGCTTCGTGGATGAGCGCGGACTGAAAGTTGCCGTTCGTGGTACGAAACTGATTGTTCCCAAGGAGCTTCAGTTCACCGCAGACCGGCTTCTGGAATCTGCTTATCGCACGGGAACGGCGGACAACGATATCAATGCTATTCGTAGCATGGGTATGCTGCCGGAAGGTTACTTCGTGAACCACTTCCTCACGGACACCGACGCCTTCTTCATTATTACGGATGCTCCGAATGGACTCAAAGGGTTCAACCGGTCCGCTGTTCGTACTTCTATGGAAGGTGACTTCGACACCGGTAACGTCCGGTACAAGGCCCGTGAGCGTTACGCTTTCGGGTTCTCGGATCCTCGCGGCATCTTTGGTTCGCCAGGAGCCTAACTTTGGGATGGAGAGGGGGGCAACCCCCTCTCGTCTCATCTGGGAATTATTTAGCCCTAGCGACTGGCCCAGCAGACGCTTACGGAGACTCTAGGGCAAAACCTTTCGTAAGGAGGAAGGCTAAATGGCTAACACAACTTTTAATGGCCCCGTTCGCTCGGAAAATGGCTTTGAGGTAATCAACGTCAACTCAACTACGGGTGCCGCAACGAACACTTTCGACATTGCCTCAACCGGTATCGTAACGAACAAGTACGTCAAGCATGTTGGCTTTGCTACTGGCGTTACTGTTAACACCACGGCGGGAGATAGCCCAGCTATTGGTGAGTTCACGCAACCCGCTAACACGATTATCACCGACATTAAGATTCTCTGTGTCACGGCCCCTACTATTGGAACCGGCGACATTGGATATGAGGTTGGAACGTCCAGTTCTGGAGCGCAGATTGTTGCGGCTCAAACTGATGAAATTCTGGATGGCGGCACCACAGTTGTTGTAGGCAACGTCACGGTCACGTCACTCGTTCTACAAACCCAAGACGCAACGACGGCTCCGGCCTCCGTTCAATACACTTCGGCAGAGCGGACCATCTACTGCAATATCACAAACACCGTAGATGCAACGACGGCGGGCTCCTTTACGTTCATTATTGAATACGTTCAGGTTGCGTAATTTAAGTGAGGGGAGGACTATGTTCCTTCCCCTACTTATGTAGAAGGAGCCGGACATGGCAGATGCTGTAACAGCTACCACGATAATTGACGGACCAACATCCGCTGTTATCTATTGCACAAATACAAGTGACGGAACCGGAGAATCTGCGGTTGTTAAAGTGGATGTGTCCGAATTATCCGGATTGCAGGATGGCACCTCTTGTTCCAAGGTTCGTATTGAAAAGATTGTTTTTTCTACGGTTGGAATGGGTGTGAAACTGTTGTGGGACGCTACAACGGATGTAATTGCCGTAGAACTTCCTGCGGATTATTCGGATACCCTGGACTATTCGGACATTAACGGACTGCCTAACGTAGCCGCTTCCGGAGGTAATACCGGGGACATTCAACTAACTACTGTAGGACATAGCAGCGGAGATACCTACTCTGTAGTTATTTACTGTTTAAAACAGTATTAGAAGATGGGCTGTGAATAATGGCGGTTTCCGGATCCAAGGACTTTGAACCGAATGTAGCAGAGTACATAGAGGAAGCCTTTGAAAGGTGTGGAATAGAGTTCCGCACCGGGTACGATGCGAAGACCGCCAGAAGGTCTTTGAACCTGCTATTTGCCGATTGGGCCAATCGCGGTCTAAATAGGTGGACCATAAAGCAGGTAAGTCAGACGGTTGCTTCCGGGATAACTGATTATCCGGTAGGATCCATAACAATGTCCGTCTCTGCGAGTGGAAGTTTTTCTATCGCGGAAACTATTACGGGTGGCACCAGCGGGGCTACCGCCTCTATTATTACTAAACCTACCTCAACTTCTTTGACATTAACCGTTCCGGTGGGCGTATTCTCGTCAGGTGAGACCATTACGGGTGGCACTAGTGGAGCATCAACATCTACTACTTCTACGGCATCTCTTGAAGACGCTCAGTCCACCGTAGACATTCTATCTGGGGTAGTTCGGCGCAGTGATTCGGATATATCTATAACAAGGGTTAGTCGAGACGACTATCTGACCATTGCAAACAAATCTACTACCGGAAGGCCCACACAGTTTTATGTAGACCGTCAAATAACGCCTATAGTCAAGATATGGCCCGCTCCGGAGAATAGCACCGACATATTTATCTATGACCGACTGGTTCGCATAGACGATGCGGATGCTTCTGTGAATACCCTGGACATACCTTTTAGGTTTTATCCCTGCCTCACTGCCGGTCTCGCGTACTACATGTCCTTGAAAAGAGCCCCGGATAGAATTCAAATTTTGAAAGGGCTGTACGAGGAAGAGTTCCAGCGGGCCGCAGACGAGGACCGAGATAAAGCTAATATTAACCTTGTTCCTTCTTATACCTTTGTAAGTGCGGTATCCTGATGTCTAGATACGCATCTAATAAGTACGCCATGGGCATATCGGACCGTTCTGGTTTTGCATATAAGTTGAGAGATATGCGGAAAGAGTGGACTGGAATGCTTGTTGGTAAGGACGAGTTTGAGGCTAAGCAACCACAATTGGAGGTGGTCCGGTCTCCGGCAGATCCACAAGCTTTGAGGGACGCCCGACCCGATAGAACAGAGCCCGCCGTGACTGTTCTATTAAAGTTCGATCCGTTCAAATCGGCAGGTAGCGGAACCTCAACGATTACAGTCACAGAGGTTAGTCATGGTCGCTCAACAGGGGACACAGTTAGGTTTCGTTCCGTAGAGGCTTTTGACGGATTTACTTCATCCAACATACAATCGGCATCCGGCTATTCGATTACGAAAGTAAGTGATGACACGTACACATTTTCTGCGGGTAGTGAGACAGCGACATCCGGTAATACGACGGGTGGAGGTGGAACTGCATCTGCCGGTCCTGTTACAGTGAGTGCATGACATGGCTTATACCTTTACTACGTTAAAGACAGCGATACAGGACTATACACAAAACACCGAAACGACTTTTGTTAGTCAATTGTCTCGGTTCATTCTGAACGCGGAAGAACGCATTCTGAAAGAAGCGCAACTAGACGTGTTTAGAAAAAATTCCTCGGGGTCAACGACTGCGGGAAATAAATACTTGTCGAAACCCTCCGACTTCCTTTCTCAGAACTCTTTAAGTGTGGTCAGCAGTTCCGAAAACAAGTTCTTGTTGTATAAGCAAGTTACGATGCTTCAAGATTTTACTCCAAATCCCGCAACCACGGGGACGCCGGTGTATTATGCCGATTGGGACAGTGACAGCTTTCTATTAGCTCCTACACCGGATCAAGTCTACACGGTGGAGCTTCATTACTTCTACCGCCCGACATCTATAACAACAGCCACAAGTGGAACCAGTTACCTTGGTGACAACGCTGAGTTGGCTCTTCTTTATGGCAGCTTGGTAGAGGCTTACACTTTTATGAAGGGTGAGGCGGATCTCCTTCAACTTTATAACAACAGGTTTCAAGAGTCGTTGCAGTGGGTGAAAAATTTGGGCGAGGGACTTCAGACCAGGGATCAGTATCGGTATGATCGTCTACGGCGGGATGTTCAGTAATGTTCGATAGTGATTCGACAACCGAGATTGCAAGTCCGTTTGTTTTTACTTCTACGAACAGGGGTCATTCGCCTGAAGAGATGGCCGAAATGGCTATGAATAAAATTATGGTTGTTTCTGATACAGCGCCGCCTGTTATTAAAGAACAGGCTTTGGCGCACCGGGATCGCCTGAAAGAGATACTGATCTTCTACATGGAGAGAATGGCGCAGAGCGAGAGAACTACGATCTGGGCTCTGATGAAACAACAAGGCCATGAGGACATGGCTGAGATCATAAGGAGGTTGTAATGGCTATTGGTTCATCCGCAATGTGCGGAACATTCAAGAAGGAGATACTTGCGGGCATCCACCGTTTGACATCAAGCTCTCGCGGAGATTCAAGTGCGATAAGCGCGGACACTTTTAAAGTGGCGATGTTTACGAATAGTTCTTCTATTGACGCTGACACCACTCAATACACTACCAGTAACGAAGTTTCTGGCACCAATTACACTGCGGGAGGTGCCGCTCTTTCTAGTGTAACCATTACGCTTGGAGATAACAGTTCTTCTGTTCCCACTGCTTATGTAGACTTTGCAGACACTACGTTTTCGTCTTCTACGATTTCGAGTGCTAGAGGTGCTTTGATCTATAATTCAACTCTGAGTGGTGCAAGCACAGGTTCTACAACTACGGCAGCAGCGAATCCAGCGGTAGCCGTTATTAACTTCGGTGGGGACAAGTCATCTAGTGCAGGAGACTTCACCATTCAGTACCCTGCAAATGACGCAAACAACGCTATTATCAGGATTTCTTAATGGCTCTAATCACTGGCTGGGATAGAAGTACTTGGAACTCCGGGTCTTGGAATAGTCCACTTCCCGTAGAAGTTACAGGTGTTTCTGCCGCCAGTGCCGTAGGCTCCGTAACGGTTAGTCTTCCTGTATCAGTCAGCGTAACGGGTGTATCTGCTGCCAGCGCGATAGGGACGGCAACTGCGACAGGTGTATCAAACGTAAGCGTAACGGGTGTATCTGCTGCAAGTGCGGTGGGTAGCGCCACAATAGTTGAAGGAACGGGTGTAACTTTCAGCGTAACGGGTGTATCTGCTGCAAGTTCGGTGGGTAGCCCGACGTTAATAACAAACTCTATTCTTTCTCCATCTGGAGTTTCTGCGGCAAGTGCGATAGGATCGGTACAAATTAACTTTAGTTTCTCTGTAGAAGGAGTGTCTGCTGCGGGTTTGGTTAACAATGTATTAATTTGGGATCGGATTGATGATTCACAGACCTCTGGGTTTACAGAAATTAATGCATCCCAAACACCTACATGGACACAAATAGCGGCATAAGGACGGTACGATGGCATCTTCATTTACAACAAATTTTGGCATTGAAAAGATTGGCTCTGGTGAGCAGTCCGGTGCTTGGGGAACGACCACTAACCACAATTTAGACCTTTTAGATCGCATAGCGTCATTCAAGGCTGTTGGACTATCCAGCACTACGCACACGCTAACGGTTCGAGAGGCATCTCCGGGTGCAGGCACCGAGAACCTTCAAGACGGTATGTTTCGTGTTATCAAGTTTACGGGCGCACTTGGGGCTAACAATACGGTCACCGTGGCACCTAATACGACAACGGCATATTTTATCTTTATCAACGCGACGACGGACTCTGGTTCTAGTGGGCCGTACTCTGTGATCATATCGCAAGGGACGGGTGCCAACATCACCATTCCTAACGGTCATACGGCTGTTGTCCT